GTGGGGCACGATCAGGTGCGCAAGCCCGAGACCGAGTTCTTCGGGATCAAGGTCGGCGAGAGCAGCGTCATCGACGCGCTCGGGCTGCACGCCGAGTGGTTCGCCTTCACGATGGAGGACGGCCCGCGGCCCGCATTCCTGCAGAAGAAGGTCGCCTATTATGTCATGGGCGCCGACAAGTGGCGCTATGCCGATACGCTGGGCGCCGTCACCGCGCGCCACGATGTGTTGTATCCCGGCTCCGGCGAAAATCCGGTGAGGGCCTATCGCGCCGGAACACTCGGGCCGAAGCCGGCGGGCAAGGACGAACCCGATCATTATGTCCATGATGCGCGCGATCTGGGTGCGCTGTTGCTCGAGCTGTCGCAGACCCAGTCGCACCTCGTCGACCAGACCGCGCTGCTCACCGACACGGCGAACAAGCTGGTGTACCAGAGCGCGCCGTTCGAGAAGGACACCGAGGTCAGCGGCGTGTTCAAATTCGCGGCGTGGATCGCGATCGACCAGCCCGACACCGACTTCCTCGTTTCGATCCACGACATCGCGCCCGACGGCACCAGCATATTCCTGACCCACACAAGGATGCGCGCGCTATCGCGAAGGGCTGCGGACCGAGAAGCTGATCGATACCAAGGCGCCGCTGCGCTATGATTTCGACCGTTTCACCTTTGTCTCGCGCCTGATCAAGGCGGGTAACCGGCTGCGGCTGGTCATCCGCGCGAACCAGAGCGTCGCCTGGCAAAGGAACTACAACAGCGGCAAGCCGGTGGCCGACGAGACGATGGCCGATGCGCGGACGGTGACGGTGCGGCTGTTCCACGATTCGACGCGTCCCAGCGCGCTCAGCATCCCGGTGGGCCAGCCCGAAAGCTGACCGTATGCCGGACGATGTGCGGGCGACGCGACGTCCCACCGGCGTCATTTGCAGATATGGATCGAAACCCGTTTTTCGGCGTGGCGGCGCGACGAAGCGCGCCGGTTTGCCGTGGTGACCCCTACGGGACTCGAACCCGTGTTTTCGCCGTGAAAGCACAATAATGAATGATTTCAATGACTGTTCCCCCACAGGGCACGGTTTTAGGGTCACAGGTTTCCGCCGCTTACCAGAGGGTGGGGGAACTTCGTGGACAGGCTGGGCATGATCGAATCATTGCGAACAGAATGAGAACATGTCCATCATAGGGCATGACCCTTCAGGACCTCGACGATGCTGGCAAGGACGTGCGCGCATGGTGCTTTGCCTGCGCGCGGGGAGAGCGGGTCGATAGCAATGTCTGGCGGCATTTCGTCGAGAGGCATTGGCCGATGGGGCTGGATGCCGCGGCGCGTCAATTCCGATGTAGAGAATGCGGATCAAGCGCGCATGTTGCCCTCTACCCTGCGACGCGGCCCTATTATCCCCCGATGACGGCAACCGATTTCGTGGCAGCGATCTATTTTGGCTCTCGCGAGGCGGCGAAGGCGCGCAAGGCGGACTCAACAGCCGAACGCGCGGCGCAGCGACTTGCGGAAGCTTACGCCAGGCGCAAGGCGGCAAAGCCGAAGACGACGCCCCGCCCGCCGGCCGACCTGCGGCTGGTATGGAGCAAACCCGATGCGTGATCAGTCTGGCGGCTATCGAGCGACTTCGCAAATCGCCCGCCACGACCGATTAAACGCCGCTATCGCAAGCACGGTCTCTGCCGTGTCAAGTTTGTTTCCCGGGTCATCTGCCATCTCCTGACCCGACTTGGCGTTGGCATAGGTTAGGGGTGAGAACGACAGACAGGAACTGTCAGCAATTGGTGGGGACGCGACTGTCGCGCAGGCAGTCGGCAGGAGGAACGCCATCGCGGCGCACAGTTTCAGCAGCAGTTTTTGCCTTTGCGACATTCTCGATCACCTTTCCTTGGGTTGCGGCGCGCTCGGTGACAGCACCGGCGTCGCGGGCTTCATCGGTTGCCGCGTCGATCAGATGAAATATCGTGCCGATCAGGACGAAGGCGGCGATGCCAACGATCAGCACGCCGATGAGCTTGTTGGCTTTCAGCCATGCGATGAGGGTGATCACAGAGACCTCCTGTCAGCAGAGTGTCGTGGACGCCGGGTCACGGATGATCCGCCCGGTTTGGATGAGGGGCCGAGCGCCGACGTCCGGCGTCACCTTCGTGAAGACCGCCGCTAAATGCTCGCGGATCGACTGCCATTGCTCAGGCGTCGGCGGTTCCGCGTTCAGTTCAGCGAAGCCCTGCAGCCAATAGGCGAACTGCTCGGCCCCCATGGTCAGGCTTCCTCGCCGATGTCCGGCACTTCCGGGCCGACGCTGAGGGTCATGGCGTCAGGGCCATGATAGAAGCCGATATGGCGCTCGTCGGGGCCGTCCTTGCCGCGCCCGGACATGACGAACGATTCTTCGCGCTCGCCCTGCTTGAAACTGACCGGGCACTTGTAGTTCCCGTTCACGCTGATCTTGATGGAGATAGTCATAGTTACACCTTTCGTACTGCTTTCCGCTGAGCCGCGCGGACCGGTCTTCAATCGTTGCCCTTGATCTTGTCCGCCTCGGCCGCAGCAGCATCCGCGACCTGATCGGCGGCGTCGGCGGCGGCTGGCGCCGGATCGGCAGGCGTTGAAGCGGCGGCTGCCGCAATTGCCTCGAAAGCCTTGCCGGTGTTGTCGGTCTTCTTTTCGTCGATGATCGCTGTGGCCGAGCCGCGCTCCCATAGGGATTTAGCCACCAGCGTTGCGATAACCGTGAAGGCGCCTAGCGCCTGCCCGAAATGCTGGGCATTCTTCTCGGGAACGACCCAATGGATGAGCGCGAAGCAGAGGCCGAGGAAGCCGCCGAGAACGACGAACTCCAGAAGCTTGTCGAACTTGTTGGTCATGCCATCGCCTCCGCCAGTTTCCGGTGATAGCCCTTCTCATAGCCCCCGCCATTGTAACCGCGCGCAAAGGCCCGGCAGTCGTCAGGGTTCGTCGACAGGCGCTGAAAAGCCCCTCGCAGACCGTTCACTTCGATGAAGCGTGCCAGCGCCTCATAATGGTTGCGCTCTGAGCGGGTGAGCCACCAGACGAACTCAACCGCATTTCCCTGATAGACGACCTGATCGCGGCGCTTCGGATCGGCGCTGGCGTGGGCGCCCATGATCTGGAACTTGCCCCAACTCGCGCTTTCAAACGCGGCAATGGGCGAGCGCATAGCCGCGTCCGCGACTTTCTCCCAACTATCTTTGATGCCGTCGCGATCCGCGTCGATCGTATAGCCGCCCGGGGTCGGGTTCGACAGGACCGGAATCAGGATGCGCAGTCGCTTCCAGAAATAGTGGCGCTCGTAGAGGCATTTCAACCGCCCGGCATCGTCCCAGCCACCACCAGCGCTTTCGACCTTGGCGACCGCTGCGACCTGGCGGGGCGTTCCGCCAAGGCGTGCGGCAATCTGCGCAATATCTTGCGACGTGACCGCCGGCGCGCTGCGATTGATAAAAAGGTTGAGAATAGCCGAGCGCGTTGCCGGACCAGGAAGGCCGTCGACGACGAGGCTGGCGCCGTGGGCGTTGAGCCATAGCTGAAGGTCTCGCAGGTTCATTCCTTACCCTCCAATCGGTTGGCGCTTTCGATGATCTGCACTTCCTGCTGGATATTGCCCTTGGCCCTCTGAAGGCGGCGCATCCGGGCGAGGAAGGCCTTGGCGTTCTTCTCGGCAACTGCGCGCGTGTCGGCGTCCGTCGCCGTCAGCACGGCTTCCAGATGGTTCAGCGCCTGGTCGAAGTGATAGAAATGCTCTTCGATCGCGCGGAGGGCGTTGTTCTCCTCGCGCGCGACCTTCGCTTCCTGCCGTGCTTCGGCGACCTCATCCTTCGCCGCGCGCAGAAGCTGCAAAGTCAGGTCGTCGCGGTGCTTTTCGACCTCGATGGCCTTCGTCTCATCACGCTCGCGGCGGGCGTCGCGATGGATGTAGAAGCGCCAGAGCCATGTCAGGGCACCGGTGCCGATCGCGCCAAGGCCGACGCCGAGGAAGGTGACGGGCTCGGTCATCACAGCAGCGCCATCGCGATTCTGAAGGTGGGCAAGCGAACTGACTGGCTGTCGTTGTGATCGGTCGCTATGCTGATGCAATCGCCCCGTTTCCTAGCTGACGAAAGTTTTCCATGCATCCCCGCGACCAGCGACTGCCCACGAACAATATTCAGTGGCTGCGCCTCGGCTTCGCTCTGCAGGTGCTGGTCACGCACGCGTTCGGCCACTTCGGGAAGACACTGCCGCACGTCGTCGGGAATTTCCCCGGAGTCCCCGCCTTTTTCTTCGTCAGCGGCTTCCTCATTTACGCAGCCTACCTCCGCTCGTCGCCCGCGACATATGCGCGTAACCGCTTCCTCCGCCTGTTCCCGGGCCTTGCCGCAGTGACGATCGGTACGCTTGCTTTCGTCCTGAGCGTTAGAGGAGTAGACGATCTCGCGCTCAACCCCTCTATCTACCTGACGTGGTTGGTAAGCCAGGTTACCATAGCCCAACCCTACAACCCCGCGATCTTCTCTGACGTTGGCATCGGCGAAATGAACGGCGCGCTGTGGACTATTACGGTCGAGATTATCTTCTATGCATGCGTGCCAATCCTGGCACGCATCGAGCGACGGTTGCCCCACGCCGTGATCATTTTCACCGCCGTTTCCTTTGCTCTTTACGCCTTTCGGCCAGTGCTTGAAGGGGTCAGCTTGGGGGGCACTCGCTCCTTGTATGGCGCAATGGCGCTCACCCCAATCATTTGGGGATGGATGTTCGGCGCCGGAATTCTGGCGTATAAATATTTCGACAATGTGCGCCCGTGGCTGCGTTATGCGCCTTGGGCCCTCGTCCCTCTGATTGCACTGGCCATGATCGATAACGTCGCAGATCCGTTTGTCGGTTCGCGGGGCAATAGTCTCGGCCTGGCTTACTTCCTCTGCTACGCTGCCCTTATTCTTTGGGTAGCCTTTGATCTGCCGAGGATCCCGCTCGAAGCGGATTTTAGTTACGGGATATATATTTGGCATATGCCGGTGTTCAATGCATTCATCGAGCACGGCCATATGAGACCGGAACTTGCTGTTCCCGCCGCCTGCATCGCGGGCGCGCTGTCGTGGTACCTGATCGAAAACCCGGCGAACATTTTGCGCGTGACCCGTGGCGAACGAGTCAGACTGCTGACGCGACGGAAGATGGGCCATCACGCGGCAACCTTTTGATTGTTCGAAGACTGATGGGTGCCGCTGTCGGTCGCGTGGACACTCGACAGCCGCGGAAAATCGGCATGGCTCTGAGCAAAGCTGAAGTTGTCTCTGATATTCAGGTAGTCCAGCTCTCCGGCGACCCCAGACCCAAACAGATATATACCGGCCGATGCGCCGAAAGCCTGCCCGTCCTTGATATTTCCGATCCGAGTTCTGTAGAATATTACACCGATATTGGTAGTGCTATGCGTCGTGTTGCCCAAAAAGGTGACGAAGCTTGAGATCGCATTGAGCGATCCGACGGTGGCCGCAGCGGACTTTCCGGCGCTGGCGCGAAAATCGTTGCCGAACCATTTGCACCGCGTAAAGCGCGAGAACAGGCTTTCCTCTTGGAAATCACAGTTCGCAAAGGTGACTCCCGTCAGCATCGATGCGGCATGATAAGTTTGCCGGAACGCCATGACCGTGCCGAAGACTTTGTCACCGATAAACGAAGCGCGTGTCAGGGTCGGGTCCGCGATCGATCCGTATTTCTGGAGCACGATGCCGTACTTGTTGGAATATCCGGTTCTCTGGTCGGTCAGCCAATGGTTGGCATGCGAAGAAATGTCCTCACAGGCGCCATGGAAGGACACGCCGCATCCGTCTTTCATCGCGCCCCGGTTGCCGATCAGCGTCACATCCTTGCAATCCTGCACCCAGACGCACGATGAAAAGTCGTCGCCAGTCGCCCCTTTGCTCATGTTTCGGAAGGTGTTGCCGTGGATGTCCAGCGCAGTCACCCGGTAGCAATATATTCCGAGCATCAAGGCGGCGCCTTGGTTGGTGCCGTCAAATCCATCGAAGATGTTATTCGAAATCTTGATGTTTCGTGGTGCATCCGCCCATGTGAATGCCGGTGGGGATGCCCGGCTCTCGTTATGATAAATTGCGATAATGGATGTCGTAACCGAACTGCTGAACTCGACCCCGCCGACATAGTTGTCAGCGAAGATTATTTGTTCCGCGTAACCATTTGCGTCTCCCGACGTATTGTCAGGATTATCAGAGAAGCTGATCTTGATTTCGAAGGCTGTGCCAAAAACACAGCGACATCCAATAAAGCGGTTGCCTGTGATGACGGTCTTGGCACCGGAGGAGTAGAGGTCGACGAAATTATCTTTCGATCGCGTGAACGTGCATCCGGTCACTACGCCCCAGCTCTTGACGCTGGCGTGCAGCAGCTCGTTCATATTTTTCCACTCGCCGTCCAACCGAACGCCAACCATTTGATAGTCTGCGCAGGCGGTTATTTGGGCGCCGTAGCGGATAAGCCCGCCCCTGATGGTAAGCCGATCAACATATGTGGCGATCAACCCCAGCCGGAACGCTTCGGTCGTTCCGCTACCCATCTCGACGATGACATCGTCAATCACTATGTCTGAGAGGAAACCGCTCGACATACCGTGGACGAACAGCCCGTAGACGGCTTGCGTCGACTCGACCGTAAAATTTCTTACGACGACATTGCTTCCAGTAATGTCGAACTGGCCGATGATTTTACCGCCGCCACCTTCGACATCACAACTGATCGCTAACGGCGCATCGGAGCACAGGTAGGTTAGACCCTGAAGGTCGAGCCGGCGCCCGGTAAGCGTTGCAAAATTTGCCGCGCGCTGAATCGGCAAGCGATCGTTGGCGATAACTGTTGCAAGCGCGCCGAATTGTTTGGGACTTATGGACAGGCCGCGCAACTCCTCGCGGACGGTGCGAAGAACGGCCCCGCTGCCTTCCTGCTGCATACCTACTTTGTCAGCGCCTGCAGCTGAGGCCAGCGCCGCCGTCGTCGCAAGCGTGCGCTGCGCCACGGCAACGCCTCCGTTGTTCAGGTAGACCGTGACTGTTCCGTCGCCGTTATCGACCGCGAACGCCTCGCCGTCCGATGTCTTGTCGAGACCCGCTGCAGGGTTGGGATAACTGGGACCGGCTGCCGCTTCGGCGGCCGCCGCGGACAGCGCGCTCGCCGCGGCGGCGGCTTGACTCAGTTCCTTGTTCTGTTCGCTCTGCGCAAGCTCGTCATCGAGTTCAGCTTGAACAGCACCGACGGCGGCAGCAATTGTATCTGCAACAACGGTCAGGCTTGGGGCGCCGGTCGCGGCGTCAAAGCCGAGCAGCTTGCCTTTACGGCTGGCCAGATCGGGAAGATCGAGGCCGGTTTCGCCGAATGGGACCAACAGGGCTCGATCAGCCCTTCCCTTCAACCAGATGTCCCGCAGCGCCGCCCTGTCAGCCGTCTCATTGACCGGTTCGGCCAGCCAAGGGGATCCATTTTCAAACTGGATTGGCTGTGTGAAATCGGGTTCCAGAAGAACGAACAGCGTTTTCCCCGTCGCTGGGGGTTCGGCAAAGGTGACCGAGCCGCCGCCGCCCGGCGCCACGGCGACGATAAATCCGCCGGAAACTTCGACATCATCGAGGACGACCGCGACTTCCGCCGAGCTCGGTGCGGTAAAGGTAAAGGGAAAAACTGTCGTGGCACCGTTGGTCAGAAACGGGCCGCTGAAGCTGTCAGTGGTATCGATCGCCATCCCGTGCACCCAAATCCTGAAGGTTCAGGATGGGCTACGGGAACGGCCATGCCGCTTGAATCGGGCGACCTATTCGGTCTTGCCCGTCGTCAAACCGCGCCACCAATCCCCGATGCCATCGGGGTCGGCATCGCCTTGGCCCACATCAACAAGAAACTGCGCAGCGACCGCCATTTGACCCGTGGTGAGACCCGTGAAATATCCCGTCGTCTCGATCGCGTTGCGGGTGGCACGCTTCGTTTCTTCGCCGCGCGCGATCTTACCGAGATCGGAGCCAGTGTTGATCATGCTCTCGATGCTACCCTGCGCCGGCGTGAAGCGATACCCGAAGCTCGGACGATCGGTCATCTTGGCCCACAGCAGCGGCGCGGCGTCGCGCGCGACCGGGATCGGCCCGAAAATCTGGAACATGATGTTCGTGATCGCCCACTCCGCCCAGCTTTCGTCATCGTCGTCGTCGGGCGTCCGGCCAGCGAGCAATTCGGAGAGGAGCGGCGGAACGACGAAGAGCCACCAGGCGCGCGCGATCAGCCCCGGGACGTCCTGCACCTTCGCGGTCCGGACGTCGCGGCCATAAGTCCGCATGCGCTGATAGAAGGCGGACATATAGGAATAGAACATGGTCAGCAGCTTTGCCGCCTCGCCGAAGGTCCCCCGGCCGGACTGGATCGCCGCGAGGTCCTTGGCGGCGCCGGCGCCCTGCGACTGCCGCACAGCCTTGTCGGCGGCATAGATCGCATCGACCTCTTCCATGCCGCCGGCGATGGCCTTGTCATAGGCGCCGAGCCAGGTCGGGATGACGACGATGCGATCGAGATAGCCGATGCCGTGAAATGCGAATTTCTTGACGGCGCTCAGGTTACGCTGCCCGGCCGCCTTTCGGACATTGTCGCGGATATCGCGGTCCAGCGTGTCCATGCGCGCCGCGACTTCCTGCGATTTCGACAGCACGAAATTCCACGCCTCGGGATTGCCGACGTCCTTCAGCCGGGGAAGAACCCAACGCGCACCGACCCGTTCGATGCTGTTCGAATAGCCGGCCGCCTGAAGCATGATCGTCGTGACACGGTAGCCCATGCCGACGATCGTCGCGTTGAGGCGCGCTTTCTTGATGAAGCCTTCGACACCCGCCTGTCCGGCGCGATCATAGGCCCACTCGTTGGCGATGCGCTGCAACCAAGGCCGGAATTGCTTACGGATTTCCGGTCCAAGGCTGTCGTCGACCGCCTTCATCACCGGCCGGGCTTGCAGGAATTTATCGGCCTGCATGATCGCTTCGCGGTGCGTCAGGTCATGGATCACCTCGCCGACATGGCGGTGGATGACGCCCAGGCTGAGGTGGATCGGCCGCTCGACGTTGGTCCGCTCCTTGGTGAAGCCCTTCGGCGTCGTGGCGCGGGTATAGATCGTCTCGAAAAGGCTGTCGGCCTGCGCTGCATAGCTTTCCGATTCGTAATTGCGGCGCGGGTCATAGACGACGGGATAATAACCGCCCTGCAGCACCCCCCATTTCGTCTGCACCGGCGAAGCGTCGATCTTTTCGGGTGCGATATCGTTGACCCGCTTTTCCATCGCCTCGATGTCGGGCCACAGGCTGTTGATGATGTCCCAGACCTCTTGAACATAGGTCCATTCCGCTTCGGTCATCACGCGGTCGAGCATCGCCTGCACGCCCGCCTCGGACCAGCGGTAGCCGCCGAGCAGCTTGTCAATGTTCCCACGGTTACCCGTGTTGAGCGCGATCGCGATGACCATTTCGCGCGTCAGCACGAACGGATTACCGGTCTCGATGTTGAGCAGTTCGGGGGCAGTGATCTTGTCCGACCAGTTGCGCAGTGTGTCGCGCGGCACCTTCGCGAGCGCGGCGTTCAGCTGGCCCAGAATTTCGGCAAGGCGAATCCGTTCCTTTTCCTGCGCCTCGACGAGCGGGCGGAAGACGATTCGGTTGAAAACGCCGTTGCTGTCGCCGCTGTCGAGCCAGTCGAATACTGTCTCCATCTTGAGCAGCGCCGCGTCGGCGGCCGCCATCTTCGATTTGATCGCGTCCCAGCGCGACGGTTCCATGAGGTCGCTCGGCGCCCGCTGCGGCAGCTGCGCGACCGCTTGCACCGCCGCGGTCACCGTCGCCTCGAATTCGCGCTTTTCCTGCCCATCCTGAAGCTCGCGCTTCAGCCGGCCGAGATGGATGATCTGCCGGACCGCTTCGTCGAGCCCGAGCAGTTGTTCGACGGTAAGCCGCGTCCAGTTGTTCCGCCCGATCGTCGCCTCGAACGACGCCGGTACGACCATGTCATAGCCCTCGGCCTGGCGCTGAGATGACCACTCCTCCCATTTCCCCTGCCGGTTGATGCCCTTTTGTGACCGACGACGCATGTCCACCGCCTCAAGGAGAGCGTGCGCCTGTTCCAGATAGTCCTGATCTACCGACTTCATGACCGCCCTGGAGGCGATGCGCTGCAACCGGTTGCGCGCCGCATCGACCTCTTCGTGCGCCTTTTTCGCCTCGGAATAGAGGGCATTATTCAGCATCTGCTGCTGTTTGGCGCGGAAGGCGCCCTCGATATCGCGATCCAGATAGGCCGCTTCGGCCGTACGCGCCGCCTTCCGGCTCGCACGCGCATAGCGTTGCAGCGCGCCGGGCATTGCTTCGACGCTGACCAGCCCGGAACGGATCTTCTGACGCGCCCATTCCTGCGCGGCGGTATAGGGCGTCGGCGGCTGGCCGGCCTTGCGGCCGAGCACGCGGACCTCAGCGGCGATGACCTCGCCCTGCATCGCGTTATGCACAGCGGCGATGGCCTCGCGCTCGATGCTGCCGTCGGTGAGCGGCTCGCCATACCGGTCGCGCATCATGATATCGAGCTCTTCCTCGATGATGCGGTTGCGCATCGTGCGCTGGTCGCCTTCCTCGCGCGCTGTCCGATGCGCGATCTCCAGTTCGATCAGCGCCTCGACCATCTCATAGCCCGTCGCAAAGCCGGACTGCTCGGCAATTGTGTCGGGGTGCACACCGCCGTTACGCATCAGCGGCGGCACGCCGCGCGGCATCATCTCGGCAGCCTCTTCGCCCATCATCGATACGACCCAGCGCCGATCGATGGGCAGCGCCTTCATCGCGTCGATCGCGCGGAACGCAGGGCGGGCCGCGACGCTCGTATCGATCTCGTCGCGAAGCTCGGCAGCGGTTTCGCGGTACCGCTTCGTGTTGCGCGCGCGCACGTCGCGCACGGTACGGTCGAGCAGCTGCCCGCGCGCCTCGATCCGCGCGTCGGCAACAAGCCGCTGATACGCCTCGAATTCGGCCTGCGTCATATCGGATGCGTCGGTCAGCAGGGGATGCACCGACTGCTCCCGCCCTGCGAGCGCGATATCGTCGTCGGTGGCGATGAGCCGGTCCATCACGCGCCGGATTTCCGGCGTCAGCGGCGAGCGCAGCGCCTTGACGCTGCGATAGATGCTGACCAGCCAGGCGCGGAACTGCTCGAAGATGCTGCGAAGGGCAGGGACAGGCGCTTTGCCTTCCATCAGATACTGCTCGACGCCGCGGGCCCACATCTCGTGCGCCTCGACCGGGATGATACCATTCTCGACCGGATGACCGTTGGCCGCAAACCAGTCCGTCACCTGCCCCCAATCGTCGCGGAGCCGGTTGGTGGCATCTTCCGACAGCGCGTCGGAGCGGAGCTCTTCGAGCCACAGGTGTCCCGTTTCGTGCAGAAAGGTCGACAGATTGCGCGACTTGAACAGTTCGATGAGCGCGGCGCCGGTGAATTCGCCGCTCGGGAAGATGATCCGGCCACGCGGCGACGCCGGGTCGCCGCTTTGTTCGAGGGCCTGAGGTTTGCCTTTCGACCCCAGCGAGAGTACAGGTCGAGACCGCTTCTCCGGTCTAATGCCCGATACTGGTTCGGGATCACGTGCCGGAGGGGCACCCTCGAAAACCGGCAGGCCCTTCGCCTTGGCGTTGGCAATCGCCGCCAGAATCGTATCGTCACCTGCCACGCTCCCGCGGCCCTTCTTGCCGTAGACGCTGGTGACCGTCGCGGTCTTCCCGTTCGGTTCGATGACGGCAAGGATCGGATCGCCGCGCGTGTCGCGCAGCGGCAAGGCGACAACGACACGGTTCGAATCCTTCAGCGTTGTCGGATAGATCGCCCATGGCCGCTCCAGCGCGGCGGCAAGGCCGGTGATGATACCGACATCGACGTCATGCTTGTTCGCGATGGCATGGATTTTGCCGCGACCGATCTGGAAGTTGCCGGCTGGAATGCCATATTCGACCAGCGCCTTCGGTACCGGTCCAAGATCAATAAATCCGCGCGTGCGCGTCCCGGTCCATGCCGCCTGAATATCGTCGCGCAGCCCCGCCTGCTGATAATCGCGCCCTTCCGCCGCGTTGCGCGAGGAAAAGGCGGCCACGGCATTGCGGATTTCGCGGCGCGTGGCGGTGGCCGGATCAAGCCCTTCGTTGGCAATGAGCGTCGCGAGTTCGAGCGCAGCATCGCTGAGGGACGTGTCGACCTCGCTGGCATAGCGAAGCTCGCCGCGCAGTTCGGCGCCGATCGCGTCGAGCAACAGATTGTTGTCGAGCGCGTCTTCCGAGGTCGCGAGATCGCGACCGGCAAGTTCGGGAAAATATCCGGCATCGATCGCCGCGCGCAAGACATCTTCGGGCGCGGTTTCGCGCTGTTCGGCGCCGACGAAACTGGCCTGTCCCGCATCTCCCCGGCGCAGCAGGCGCTTTCGGAACGGCGCGCCGCGGTGCCACGCATCGCCGCCCATGCTCGCGATATCGCCGCCAGGATCATCGACGCCGCCGCGCCGCGCTATAAATTCAAGGAGCGACGGTCCCTGCTTGGCTCCGGCCGTCCCGCGCCGCATCGCGTTGATAACGCGATCCAGCCCATCGTCCTTCTGGCGCAGCGCCAACTGCTCTGGCAAGATCTGGACGACATCGACGTCGTCGAACTCCCGGCCGGAGAGCATTTGCCCCTTGCGCATTGCGCGCGTCTCGTATCGCGCGGTGACCAGTTCGGCCTGCGTCCGCGCGACCGACGGCGTATAGCCAGCGGCCTGGAGCTTTTCGACGACATTGGTGACGAGCCGCTCGCGCGCTTCCATCATCTCGCGGTCGAATTCGTCGATCGCTGCTGCCTGCTCCTCCATGGTCTGACGGAGTTCGGCGATCTCCGCATTGAAGCTTTCGGCTTCGAAGCGCGACATCCCGCCCGGCGACAGGCGCATGTGATCGCGCAGTGCTTCCCATGCCGGCGTTCCCGGGAAGGTGGTGAGCACGCGCTCGACCGGCATGACGACATCGCCGCCCGTCGCCATCGCCTCCAGCGCTTCCTGTTCGATCTCCGACCATGCTTCGGCGTCGAATTCGCCGGACTGCATATATTCCTGGATTGCTTCGGCCGGGATGTAGACGTCGGTGACGCCGCTATCCTCGGCGAGCTCGCGCATCAGGGCAGCGAAGGCGTCCGGATCGCGGTCGCGCAGCTTGGATTTCTGCGCCGCGTCGCCGAACTCGGCGAGGATGGCGCCCTCGCGCGCGGCGCGCGCGGCTTCCCCGCGCTGGGCTGCAAGCAGCGCGGCGCCCTCGGTCACCTTTTGTGCGGTGCGGACGACCGTCGTCGTGGTACCGACGGCGCCGATCGTGCCGAGCAGCGTCTGACGAGCAGCATCCGGCCGTTCGGCGATGAACTCCGAAAGCGTCTTGTCGGGATTGAGCGTTACCCACTGGTCGAAGTCCTGCAGCAGGGTCGCGACCTGCTCCCCGGGAATTTCCGTCACCAGCTGATTGAGCAGCATTTTTCCGAGCGGGGACCGCGCCGCAATATCGCCGAGCAACTTCGCGGCCGGAATACGTTCGGTCAGGGCCTCGACCGTGCCTTGCCGCGCGCCGTAGGCGAGCGCGGAGCCGATATCGAGCCCCGCATCGCGGGCGTTCTGATATTCGCCCGCGCCGACCAGCGTGCCGAACACGCCTGCCGCCGCTTTCGGATCGCGGGTCAGCAAGGCGCCGGCCGACATGGGGATCGATTCGGTACCGGCCAAGAGCTCGCGCGCGATCCAGCTCGACGACTTCGGCCGCCAGTCTTCGGCGGCGCGGGCTAGGGACGCTTGGCGCTTGGCCTGCGCTTCACGCAGGATGCGCTGGTTCTCCTCGAACATCTTGTCCCAACGCGGATTATATCCGGTGTAGGTGGAGATGAGGTCGCTGAAAAATCCCGCAATGGCCGGCTGCGGATCGATAGCGTCGAGCGTATCCGACGCCGCACCGATCGCGCTTTCGATATTCTGGCTCATGCTAAAGAGGCCTGAAATGAGCGACGGACCAATGCCAGTGACGGTTTCCCGCGTACTGCGCCAAGCTTTGCCGAGAAGCGAGAGGCTATCCCAATCGTCGGATGCCGCCGCGGCGCCGCGCGGCTGCGCCACGGCCCATTTGCCGATGGCGGGGTAGCGCTCGGCCATCGCCATGAAGCGCCGAACGTCGCGGCCCTTCTGCGCTTCGGGGAGGCGATCCTCGACGTCGAGCGGCGGCACCCCGATCTCCCTACCGATCGTGGTAGCGCGGCCAACGGTGTCGGGCGAAGCGGACAGGAGCAGGTCGAGGCGGGTTTGACGATCTCGGTCGCGGCGCATCTCGACTTCGACGGGATCGATGCGCGCTACCGGTTGATTGGCGGGCGTGCGCTGCCGATAGCGCTTGTCGTAATAGTCAAGACCGGGGAGGGTGGGGGGCAAAGGGGAAACCTCGTCTGTTGCCCCGGAACGCTAGGGAGCGCTGCGCGGCGCTTGAATCGCGGCGATTTTCGGCTTAAGATCAGGCATCGCACGCCCCCGGCCTCTGTCCTCGGACACGCACACTGGGGGCGTCTTATTTTGCGTAAACGCGGCGCCAATAGTCCGCGACCTGCTCGTCGGTCGGATCTGTCCCATAGGTTTTGCGATAAGCGTCTGCGATCTTTTTGCGCGTCGCGGCGGGAATGTTGCTCGCTCCCATGTCATAGATTGGGCGGGTCGAGCTCCCGCCGTACCAGGTCGTCGTCGGCACCTCGCGCGTCGCGCGCTTGAACAGGGCTAGATAATCCTGTTCGGTGAGCTCCTTCTTGCCGTCGGCGCTGAGCCGTCGCGCATCGCTTTCCATGAGGCCATAAATAGCGACGCGCTGATCTTCGTTGAACTTGCCGAGGCCGCCGTACTTCTCCCCCCAGCTGATCGCGCCGGTGATGCCGCTGCGCATGCGCGTATCCTTGGGCTTTTCGGTGCGCATCCGCGCCTGGCGGACGGCCAGGCTTTCGAGCTCGGCCCGCGTCATCGATCCGGCATAGGCACCGAGCGCTTCGCTCTTGAAGCCCTCGGGTTCGTAAATCGACTTGAGCGTAAGCGCCAAGGCGGTCGGCCCGTTCGCCGGCACCTCTTTAGGCGCTGCGTTCCGCTTGGCCGCCTCCATATAGCGCAGCTGCGCCTCTGGGCTCAGCCGGTCGCGAATGCTCGCCGGCATCTGGGACAGGTCGGTAAATCCCGAATTCTTCATCACCCATGCCGACGCTTCGCGCTCGGCGGCATCCTCTTCACGCGCCTTCAACTGCTCGTCGCGCGCGATTTCCTTATCCGCCCACAGTTTCGAACGTTCGCGGCGCTCCGGCGACCAGCCTTCCTTGTCGGCGAGGGCGTCGATCTGCGCATACACGGCGGCCTTGTCCCATGTGCGAGCCGACTGCTGCGCGCCCGCGCCGCCGCCGACCGCCGCGACATTCTTCTTCACATAGTCGCGCGTTTCCTTCGGCAGACGGGATAGCCAGTCGCCGCCCCCGGCTATCGCGTCGTCGACCCGGCCTGGGCCCGCGTTGTAGGCGGCCCACGCCTTTGCCGGATCGCCTCCATAGCGTTTCAGCATCGCGGCGAGATAATCGCGTCCGACGCGAGTGCGTTCGGCGTCGCTGTTATCCTTGGCGGCCCTGACGCCGAAACCCGGATCGAGGTTGGTACCGGGCATGACCTGCATCTTGCCCTGTGCGCCGGCGGGCGAGGTGATCAGCCGGCCGGAGGCGTCGCGCTCGCGATTGCCCGATTCGCTCTGCGCGGTAACCGCCACCATGGCGTCAAAGCTGGTACCGGCCGGCGCCGCTTCCTTGGTCGCCGCGCCTTCGGGGACCGGCATGGTGCCAACGGCGCGATCGAAATCCCCCTGCGCTTGGCGCGTCAGCAGCGGTTCTTTCATGGCGCCGCGCACGGAGAGCTCGTCGGTGGCATTCATCTCGTCGGCATTGGCCTCGAGATAGATCTGTGCCGTGTCGATATCATCATCGGCCAGCATGCGGTTGATGACATCCTTGTGGACCGCGCTGACCGCGCTCGACGTTTCAAGGCGGACGCGGTCATTCGACCAGCCGTTGAGCGTGCCGAGCTTCTCGACCGATGACTTCATCGTGTCGACGTGGGCAGTCATGAGATCCGGCCGATCCCAGTTCGCGGCGGCATCCTCGCCGGACAGCACAATTTGGGCCTTGAGCGTCGCATCCTGCTCGGTACGCAACTGACGCGTCGCATGCTCGCCGACCTTGACTGTGTCGGCGCCGTAAAGACCGGCGATGCGGTCCGACGCCATGCGGCGCATGCGGTCGTTCGTTGCGGTGCCGAGCGTTTCCTCGCGCAGCTTTGCAAGCGCCTCCTCGGTCGCGGTGCGCTTGCCATAAGCGTTGGCGCCGGTTTCCATCTGGAACTCGGACGTGATCTTAGCGGCGGCAACTTGGTAGCGCTGGGCTGCCTTTTGAGCTTCTGTGTCGTCGAAGCGGAGGTTGATATCTTCCTGCGCATCCGCGAACTCGGCTGCGCTGCGTCCCAAATTGGTGACGCCTGCCCCGATGGCCATTCCGCCCGCGCCGATATCAGCGGCGCGATGCCGCGCGCCCGTCGTCTCGGCTGGCGCGACCTGATTTGCCTGATAGACCTGAACCCGAGGCATCAGCGGGGGTTTCTCTTCATCTTGCTATACTGCGCCGCGCCGCTGAGCGCCGTCGACCCCATGTCCAACGCGCCCTTGATGAGCGCACCCTTGGCCGCGAAGCGCGAAGCGGCTGCGCTTGAACGGTAATTCGAAGCACTGATATCGAAACCCCTCACGCGCTCGGCTCCCTGCTCATAGATGCGGCTGACATCTTCGCGCCCGAGCATATCGGTGTCGGCGGCAACATCGGCGGCGCTACCGAAATCCAGACTCACCCCGTTTGCCGCCTGGGCGACCCGCTGCTCTCCCTTCAGCTGGGCAACGCGCCGATAGTGCGCCAGCGCCTCGGTCTTCGTGTTCTCCGTCGCGCGGAACCCCGCTTCATTTTCGAGCTTGGCATTCTGGTCGGCAATGCGCGCCTCGTATCGCGACGCGGCCGCGCTTTGCAGCGCCGCATAGCCCTGTCCGGCCATCGTCACCGCCGTCGCGGCAAGCGCCAGTGTCATTGGCTCGCAAATCGTCGCCTCCTATGCGCTTCGCTCAAACCCGTAGAACGGGACTCCGCCGATCCGGCGCCGATCCTGCCCTACGTCGAAGCCCCAGCGTTTCAGCATGCGGATCGCCGCGGCATTCTCGACAGACACATATCCGGCGAGCGATTCGCTTGAATCGTGCAGCCGCGCGACGATCGCAGGCCCGATCACGAGCAGCGCCCGGGCGTGCTGCCAGACCACATCGGTGCCGAGGAACCATGGCGCCCCCTGGCCGGTGAGCGCACTGTTCACGACGACGCCGAAGATCGCCTCGGGCCGGTCGTCGACCAGCGCCGTCCACGCCTTGTCGCTGTTGAGGATCGCTTCGCGCAGCGCGGCTTTCGGTGTGTGCCCGAACGCGGCGCACTCGCGCACGTCGATATCGCGCATGCGGCGGGCGACCGATCCGACGTGCTTCGTGCGGGCGAGCTCCAGCCGGATCCGGCTATTCATTGATGATGGGGTCGACGAACACGCCGAGCACGGTCAGCGGCAACGGGGCGGCCTGACGGACGTGAACGCAGACCTTGCCCTGCTGCACATTCCCCGAATTGATCGAATAGTCGCCCGTCATCAGATTGTCGGGGCTACCATAGGTTTCGTCGAGGCGCTGTTTCACATAAACGGTATCGGAGACATCAGACCCGGCGTAGACGCCGGAGCTTCGGTTGAGCGTCAGCGCTATCTCGCCCGCCTGCTGCTTGCGCGCGACATTCCAGCCAGACCCGGGCACATTGGCGCGCACCGGCAGCGTTTCTATATGGACTTCGTATGGCAGGCCGAAAGTCACATGCTTGCCACGCGGAACATCGGGCGGCAGCGTGACCGTACCGTCGATCACCGTGAGGCCCGTCACCGGCACACCGTCGACCAGCGCAGCGACATCGGTCCGGCCGTCGAGATGCCACAACCCCGAAAACGTGCTGCGCGCCTCCTCGAACACGCCGGTGACCGCGCAGTCGAGGAAGCAACATTCCTTGAGGTCCGTCCAATCGTGCGACGCCATGCGCTCGATGAAATAGCGGTCCGCGCCCCCGATCACGCGCTTGACGATAAGATAGACGCGGTCCTCGCCATTCTCGGTGATGGAGCACACCGATTGCACCTCGCCGTCGGTTTCGCAGATCGTCCAACCCCAGACATTCTGCTCCTGCTCCCATGTGAAGCACAGCAACTTGCCGTCGCTGCGCACCGCCCAGATGACGGATCGCGGTTCCTGTGAATAGCACCACGATACGATCGTCATGTCCTTGGGGAAGAAATCGGCGCAGAAGATGCTGACGTCGTCGCTCTTAAGCCCGTCGATCTCGAAGCTGAAATTGATCGTGCGGATGCTCCGGCCGACCGATGGCGCGTAAAACACGACATTGTCGACGACAAGCGGGGGCAGTCGCGAGGACCCGCGGCCGATCTGCCGCCGCGGCGCCTGGCTGGTCGCCGTCAGCACGCCGCCGTTACCGTCGCCATCGACGTTGAAGATCGCATCGCTGGTCAAGGCGAGCAGGCTGGTCGTCGATGCCAGCTGCTCGACGCTGTTGACCCGCCCCGCGACGATGCTGAACGACAGGCTGTCGTCGGGGAGCAGCGGGCGCGAGCGATCGAAGTTGCGGAACTGGCTGCCCCCGCTCCGACTTCCCCAGACCGCGTTCGGCGCATTCTTCGTCCGCGCCAGCAACAGGCGCTGTTCGAACAGCGTTACGGTCGAGGGATAATTGCCGGGCCCGTCGAAGGGGTCGAAGCCTTGCGGCGGCGCCTGGTCGAGCGCGGGGCCGATATTGTCGTCGCGAAAAGTCAGTTCTTCCGTCGTGCCGATATATCCGAAAAACTGGCTGTTGTGCGCCTTGTAGACCTTATACCGCGTCGCGCCGGCCACGGCGGACCATGTGACGGTGTTATAATTCTTCTTCAGCCCCAAATCGTTCAGCGCCGAATCCTCAGCGCTCGCGCGGCTCTCTTGCCCCGTGTCATCGTTGACGGCCGTGACGACATAGCTGTCGGTCTGCGGGAAATAGGCGGCCCCGTCATTATCCGCGTCGACATTGGGGTTGGTCGCGGCTGCGGCGACGCCCGCGGGCGCTGCGAGCGACGGACCGAATTCGATCGGCTTGAAAAGCCAGTCGACGTGCCCGGCGCGCAGAAGCTCCTGCGGCGGATGGTCGATATGGGCCAGAAACATCGTATCGGCAGTCTGCTCGAAATCGACATCGACCAGTTCGGACCCGTTATACGGGCTGCCGACGATATAGGCGCGCGCGACACCCATCAGAATTCGTGCTGTCCGCGGAAGCGGCCGCCGCCGCCGCCGCCGGTCTGCGGCGGATCGGGCGGCGGCACGACCGGGGGAACGACGGGCGGCGGGGGAGGCGGTTCGGGTGTCTCTTCCCGGGTAATGCCGCCATCGGCAGCGGTGAACGGGTCAAGCCCCGTCGTGTCGGCATCGATCATGAACTTGTCATCATCGACAACCGACACAACCTCCCAGAAGCGGCCATTCAGTAGCTCGCCGATCTCTCCTTCGACGCCGGTCACATAGATCTTCTCGCCGACGGCATAGTCGTGGAAGGCCGCCTCGATCTCCGCTTGCGCGGCATTGGTGATGTTGACGATCTCCAGCTCTTCCTCGACCAGCCGGCCGCCGAGCGCGCAGGGCGACATATATCCCTGCCCCATTTCGAGCGCATAGGTCTGGGTCAGCGAAAACTGAAACGGGATGATCCGCGTCGGCTCTTCGCCGTTGATCACCTCGGCGACCAGCCGCCAGCCCGGCCGCTTCGTGACCCCGCCATATTTGAGGACGATGACGTTCGTCCCCTCTTTCAGGCCCGCATTATAGGCGTCGACGTCGAACCGGCCATGGAGATGCTCGGCAAGCACGCCGCGGCTGAAGTTTGGCTGTCCCGCGCGGAACATCAAAACTCTTCCATGATGCCGGCGCGCGCATATTCGGCATCGGAGATATAGCGCGGCGACTGGCGCGGCACCTTGTTCCGCTCGTCGCTGATCGCCTCAGCCTTCGCGAAAGCTGCTTTCTGGATCAGCGTATTTTCGCGCTTGGCGTCCTTTTTGATCGCGTAGCAGGTCCTCGCGGCGAGCTCGATGACGTAAGCCCGCGAGACGAGCGCGGGCAGCTGGAAGTTCGCCTTGCGGTTATAGACAAGCGTCGCGGTCTCGACGTTCGTATAGATTTTCCCATTTGCCATGGTGAAGGCAAGCGGGACGGCCGCCTGGCGCGGGAACGTCGATGGCCCGCCCAGCGGCAGCGCCGTTGCGGCCGGTTCGACGCCGCGGATCGCAAGCGGCGTGACGCAGTCGAACGGCTGCGCATAGGCGAAAAGCCATTCGGCGGGCCGGTCGTTGGGTACCTGTGCGAGCGCCTGATAGGTTTCGGTCCAATGCCATTCGGTCCAATCGACAAGCTCTTCCATGATGACGAAGGCCACAGCGGCGCAGGCGCGCGCTTCGGCTGACGGTTCGTTGAGCGAGGCGATCGACGGCGCCGCCAGTTCGATCATCGCCTGATTGCAGAGCGCGACGGAGGTCATGCGCCGTGGGTAGGGCGGTGCCCGCACCGCTTGAATCGGACGCAAAAAGGGCCGGTCGATCGCTCGGCCGGCCCTTCCCCCTTCCGCCCGGAGGCGTAAGCGTTAGGTGGTCTGCAACGTCGTCTTCCGCGCATCGAGCGCCGCCAGGGCTCCGACACGCGAATTGCCCGCTTTCTCGGCTTCGATCAGCGCATCGATCGCGCCGATGTCGCTCACGCCTTCAAGATAGGTGGTGAGGTCGGGAATGCTCTTGTCGAGCGGACCCGGATCCTGCTGGTTCGAACCCGTAGATGTCAGTGCGCCGGCTGCCAGCTGCTTCTCAAGCTCGGCAATGCGGGCGTCCTTTTCCAAGATAACCTCGTCTTTTTCAGCCACGACCTTATTGAGCTTGTCGATCGCCCCCGCATCCGACCTGCCTTTGGCCGGCGACGGCGTATGATCCAGCCGCCCGATCGGCTTGCCGTCCTTGTCGAGCTCTTCCATCCACTCCCCCTTGGGGATGTTCGTGGTGAAGACCTCGCCCGGCTTGCGGACCCGCACACCGTCAAAGCCCTTTTCACGGGCGCGATAGGTTTTGAATTCGTCCGACATATTACTGGCCCCCCACGAAGTTGCTCGGGCGGCCGGCAACGACGCCCGCGGTGATCTTGCCGGTCGACGGGTTGGTTCCGGTGACGTCGTAATAGATACGCAGATAGCGCTCGTTGACGCCTTCCGGGATATCATCCGGGAACGACAGCTGCTTGCCGGCGGTGAGCTCGGCGAGAAGATAGGTCGCGGTAGCAACCGTCTTCGGCGAACCGAACGCGCTGTCGTTGTCGCACTGGATCGATACGGTCAGCGAGGTCAGATTGTTGAACGTCTCGTTGACGGTCAGCGACAGCGGGATTTTCTTCCCGCGACCGATGTCGCGAACGATCGGCGTCGAAGCACCGACAGGGGTGCCGGTGGCGCCGAGGTCGATGACGTTCGTCGAAGCCGCGTCGGCCGTGATGGCCTGCGCTTCGCCGAACAGGTTGGTGATGTCGAAGATCATTGCGCTTCTCCTTTCGGTCGCCGGCTTACGAAGCCGGGACCAGCCCTTCGGTGTTGAGGATGTTGTCCGATTCGCGGATCGGGATACCGCGCCAGGTCATCACCTCTTCGCCCTGGATTTCCTTCGGCGTGAGACGGATAAAGTTATCGTCGCTGCCGGCATTGGAGCCTTCGGCGTCGAGCGCTTCGAGGATCGTCTTGTTCATGTAGATGACCGTGCGAGTTGCACCGATGATCTCACCGCCATTCTCGTAGTTGGTTGTGTACTTCCGCGCGCCGTGCAGCTTGTAATATGCGCTGCGCATAAGAGGATTGACGGCCTTGGTACCGGCGATGACTTCAGAGACGTCGAGATTTGCCACGCGGCTGTTGCGGCGCCAGTCTTTGACCGAGCAGCCCGCATGCTGGGTGAACATCTCTTCCTTGACGAAGTAGGGATTGCCCTGAGCATCGGTCGCGCGCTGTTCACCCTTGTCCTCGCGGACGATGCCCGCCGAGGTACCGTCGGGCGTGATGATCGAGGTGGCGTTGTCGCCCCAAGTGACGAACCAGATCGAGGTATTGTCCGATCCGGCTCCGCCGCCGTTGACGACGTTGGGGTTGTTGAGCGTGTTGTAACGCGGCGCAATGCCGTGAAACTTGCGCGGGCTGACGCGAACGTCGGAATAGAAGAAGGTTTCCTCGAATTCCTGCCCCATCGATTCGAAGTACGGCTCGGCTTCGGAGAGGCGGACCTTCGCGGGATCCTTCGCGATCTTGAGAAGGCGAGTGTCGACGGTCGACAGGCCTTCGAGAAAGCCAGTGACATCCTCGACCTGCGTCGTGGTCGATTTGCCCTGCGCGATACCCTCATAGATCGCGCCCCAGCTGACCTCGGGCAGGCCGGTGCGGATATTGACGAGGTGCTTCGTGCCGAGGTTACAAGTGATGACGTTTGCATCGCGCATGACCGGATTGAGCGTGTGCAGAGCTTCGACGATCTCGGGGTCGCCGGTTCCGTCACGCTTCATCACGTCGATGAGGTTGAGGTAGGTGTTGCCAATGATCATGGGAAATTCCCCCTTTAGTCGTTGGGATAGAGGCGCTTCGAAACAGGTTCACGCGAGGCGGCCGAAGCATCCGCTCGCACGAAATCACCATCCTCCGACACGAGCTCGCCGAGCTTGGCGCAGATACGGATCATGTCGGGATGGTTGCCGAAGCCCGTCGCTTCCAGCGCAAGCCGGAAGGGGTGGGCCTCGACGTTCTTTTCCTTGTCGGCCTTGACGAACCCGAGCGCGTCGAGCCCCTTGGCGGCCATATGCATCGTGGCGTCCCACTTCGCGCCGCCGATGTCGTCGGCCGCCTTCGCGCTATCGAGCCACTCCTTGCGCTGGGCATTGCCCTTCGCGACGATGTCGCTGACCGTTGCGTCGACGGCTCGGTCCATCAGCTTCGCCGCGAGCGGGACAAACTTCTTTGCCTGATCGTTGGTCAGGCCCAGTTCGCGGAGCACCGGTTCGGCTTCGGCGACCGCCTCGGCGTCGAGCTCGACACCTTCGGTCGTCAGGTCATAGGCTTCCGGTGCGCCTTCGCTGGCGTCGCCGTCACCTTCACCCTCGCCGGATCCGTCGCCATCATCGGCATCGCCGTCTTCGTCGCTGCCATCGCCTAGCGCAGTGCCACCCGAGCCGTCATCGTCACCGGCGCCAGCGTCACCGCCATCGCCAGCATCACCAGCCCCGGCATCTCCGTCGCCTGCACCGGCGTCACCGGTACCAGCATCGCCCGCACCCGCGTCTCCTTCGCTGCCGCCGGAACCCCCATCGCCGCCGCCATGATCGTCGGGCGAGCGCATGAAGCGGCCCATGGCGCGCTCCACGGGCGACATGAACGCGGCGGAGGCGAGAAACCCCGCGCGCAGGGCGGTCGATCTAGTCGGGAATATCGTCGTAGCGGTCCGCACGTTTCGTCTCCTTGGGTTTCGAAGGGGGGTTCAGGGCTGTCAGGATGATTGCGTTGAGGGTTGCCAGCGCCTCGGGAGTGCGCAGGGCCATCGGCTGGCCGCGATCGGCCAATTGCAGCAAATCCAGCCCCAGGCTTCGACGTCCCTCGAACAGAGCGAGATCACGGCTGTCATGCCCATTGGCTGGCTCCCAGATGCCAGCCAGTTGAATCGCTTCAAAGAGGAATTGTCTGAACTCGGGGATGGAGAGCAGAAGCTGGAGGTCCTTGTCCTGCATCAGGCACCGAGCAGCGTATCGAGCAGCGGGTCGCCGCCGACGTCGGTTTCGCTGAGCAGGCGCGCCGCATCGGCGCCGTCCTTAACGGCGGGCGCCGCCGCGAGCATTTTCGCCTGCGCTTCGTCGGTGGCGCGCTGCTGGCGGCGCTTCATCGCGTCGGCGGTCGACCGGATGATCTTCGACGGCGTGCCGGCGCGCTGCGCATATTCGTCGATCGTCTGATCGATATCGATCTTGTCGGCCGCTTCGGGGAAGGTGCCGGAGAGATTGCCGACGAAGGAGACGCTGCGCTCGATCTGGCCGATGCCGACCAGGCGCTGCATCTGCGTCAGGATCGAGACGAATTCGACCTTGATTTCGGCCTCGCGGAGCGCGGGCGGGGCGGGCGGCAGCATGCGCCCGCGCTCCATCAGGCTGAACACGCGCTCGATAACGATCGTGAGCTTTTCGACGCTGACGCGTTCGATCACCGGACCCAGCTGGGTCAGCTTCTCTTCGTTGCGCTTCGCGATCTCTTCCATGTTGCGGGGCTGGATGCCGCGCATATTGGTGATGGCGTTGAAGAGGTCGGCATAGAACAGGGTGTCGACCTGCTCCTTGCATTTGTCGATCTCGGCCCGGATCGCCTCCGGCGCCTGATACGGCATCTGATAGGGCACCACGATATTGTCGCGCTGGACGCCGTTGCCCGTGACGATCGAGCGCGGCTGACCGGTCAGGCGGACATGCGGCGGGACGATCTTTTCGGGGTGCACCATGAGGTCGATGGCCTCGTTGCGGCGCTTCGTCTGTAGCTGGAGCTCGCGGAGCGCCGGCAGCGCCTCCATGCCGGGCGAGGTGCCGTAGACATCGCCGCCGGCGACGTCCCACCGCGGCGCCCAGAACGGCTGCTCGCTATAGCCGGAGACGCGCAAGGTCGCGTCGCGATCGTCGCTCGCGTCCCAATAGACGCTGCGGTAGTTGAAGCGGCCGGCCGTGTCGGGCTCTATCGCCTGATAGATCTCGACGTCTTTCTCGTAATCGCTGCGGTCGAACGCTTCGCGTATCCACGGCTGCACCGCGTCGCCGAACGATGTGACCGCCTGGCGCACCGTCATCGGGCACAGGCGATAGAGCGTGTCCGGCCGCATCGCGTCGGACAGCGCAATCCAATATTCGCCGAAGGTCAGGCTGTGGCAGACACCGCCATGGATGCGATGCTCGACCATGACCGTCGCCTCGGTCCCGAACAGGCCGGTTTCGCCATAACCGGTCTTTGCCGCGCCATAGAAGTTGGTCGAGGCAAGAAACGCGTACATGCGCGCCTCGACATCGCTGAGCCACGCGCGGACGCCCTCGGCTTCCATGAACTCGGATGCGACGGCGAGGGTGAACCACGGGGTTGAGGCAGACGACAGGCCCGACGCCATGCCATGGGTGAGGGTGCGCGCCGCTATGATGCCGTGCGGATCGAGCAGGCGATTATTGGCCTGCCGGCGCCGAATACCCTTGTTCCGCTCGGTCGCGAGAAAGCGGGAGCGGGCGGGCTGCGCGAATCGCGCAATGTCGCGGACCTCCGCCTCATAGTCCTGGCGGATGGTCTTCATCCCCGCCAGGCGGGTTTCGCAGTCCTGACGGAGCGATGCCATCTCAGCCGAGCGTCGGGCTGGCCGCGTTCGGACTGCCGAGCGCGCCCTGCGGGCTGGTGATGATGCCGGCCATGATGGCGCGGCGGCGCTTCGACGAATCCTTGGTAAGGTCCAGCCCCTCATCCGGCAGCTTCATCGACTGCCGTTCCGGCTGTGTCGGCATATCGGGGGCTTTGGGGGTGCACATGCCAGCGGCTCTCCTTTGTCGGGAGAGCGTTACGGGCCGCCCCTATGGCTTTGAATCGGGCCTATAGCTCGTCATAGCGGTCGCGGACCTTGACCTCCGGCGGCGGCAGCGCGGGCATCGGGGTGAGCGGGTCCGCTTCATAGCGACGACGTACCGTCGAATAGTTGCGCCGTACATAATGGCGGTCGAGGCCGGACAGTTTGCACCAGTCTTCAAAGGTGCCAGGCGCTGGGATGTCAGATTTCATCATATCGATCCATGGCCGGCCGGTGGCCGTAGTTTTCAGGGTTGAGATAGCCGGGTACCGCGCGCGGCAGTACAGGCTCCGCGAAAGTGCAGGCCAATGCGTCGCCATCATCGGTGCTCGCGAGGCCGCGCTTTTTCATGTCCTTCTTCCGTTCAAGGACGATGCTCACCTCATCAGCGCCGAAACTATAGGTCGGCCCGACAAGATCGTCTGTCAGCTGCTGCTCTTCCGGAATGGCGCCTCCCGACAGCCACGCCCGCATTCTGGTCCACATCTGGGTGCGCTTGTTGCCGGTGTGGACCGTGACGCCGTTGTCGAGATAGGCCATCCCGCCTTCACCGCCGAACCACACCTCATAAACATTCTCGACACCCAGCTGCCGCAGCCGGTCGATCACGGCCGCGCCGATGTTGCCCGCATCGACGAATATTGCGTCGGGTTTCCACCGCATCGCCTCAAGCGCGACCTCAGAGGCGATCGTCATCGCGTCCTGTTTCGTCCAGCGTTTCCACGGCCGGGACTTCGCATCACGGCCGCAGCGGATGGCGAGCACCGATTTGTCGTCGCCGAATCGCGCGCAATCGAGACCGAAGATCACCGGGTCGGAGCCGAGCGCCTGAACATCGCGCACTTTCGCGGCTTCCACGACGTCCGACGAGATGAACTGCATCGATGACGCCGACGGAAACATACCGCGCACGCGCACCTTTACGATGTCGCTATCCTCGCCGTACGTCGCAACGAGCTCGTCGAGATACGCCTTGTTAGTGCCCTCGACCGTGCGGCTATCGATTTGCGACGTGATCCAGAGGTTGCGCTGTTTCCCGAAGCATTCGCGGAAGGCGCCCGTGTTGAGCGTCGGGTTACCGAAGGCGATCCAGATGATTTCGGTTTCTTCGTCGGTGAGCGCGCCGAGCGTCACCTCCCAGACCTTGTCCGAAATGCCCGAGGCTTCGTCATAGATGACGACGATGCGCTTGCCCTGGTTGTGAAGCCCGGCGAACGCTTCAGTATTATTGTCCGACCAGGTAACCAGGTCGGCGCGCCACGCCTTGTCGCGGCCGGGCATCGTGCTCACCAGGCTCGTCGCGTTCGGCTTGAACCAATCGCGCGTGATCGCGAGGCGCGCCCACTTCGCTATTTCGGGCGACGTCTTGGTAAGCAGCTGGCCCTCGGTATTGGCCGTGACGACAATCCGCGTGTCGACGCAGGTATCGAGCGCCCACTTGATGATCATGCCGATCAGCGCGGATTTGCCGATGCCATGCCCGGAGGCGACGGCGATCCGGCACGGCGAATAGCGCGACGTCGGATTCTGCAGATGCTCGCCGATCTCGCGCAGCCGATCTTGCTGCCACTTGCGCGGGCCGGGATGCTTCGCGAGGTCGGTGCCTTCCTCGCCCCACGGAAATGCGTACAGCGCATATCCGAGCGGATCGTGCGTGAACCCGCCGATGTCGTCGGCCAGCTGCTTGAGCAATGCGGCCTTAGCCGTCGCCAATGGCCCGCTCCCGCGCGCGACTGAGCAGGACCGCGAGATCCTCGCTCGTATCGACCTCGACGCGCTCCTTGAACGCCTGGACGCCGATATGCTTGCCGAGGAGCTCGATGCGCTTGAGACGATCAGATATCCTCACCTTGCGCACATTGCCGATGACGATCTTCTTGCCGTCGACATCCTTCTCTACGAGCTCTTCGACCTCGATGCCGGCTACGAGGCCCAAGCGCCAGATATGCGGCCATTCGTGAACCGGCTTGATCGCGCCATTCTCGTCATAGATGTCGGCAACGTCCGCCTCCACCTCGTCTTTCAGCCGCGAAAGAATATCCTGCGCACCGACCTTGGCCGCGGCAATACGCTCCGCGCGCGCGGCTTCGATTTCATTCTTAATGTCAACATTTGTTAACAGCCGCGCCGCTTGCTGCCGGGCGGTCTTTTCGCTGTAACCCGCCAAAATAGCGGCTTTCGTGCCATTGTTTGTCCGAATATACTCCTGGACGAACAGGCGACGGTCGGGGCCCTCATTGTTAACAGACTGCTTGCGCGCCGGCGTTGCCGCGCGCTTCTTGGCAGGCGCGGCCGGTTTGGCTTTCTTCGGGGCAGCCTTCTTCGAGACGGGGGCCTTAGCCACCAGCTACCCCGGACTTAGACAGCGTCCCGCGCGCGAACTCAACCGCATCATCCGCGCCATAGTTGCCGCCTTTGATCCTCCACTCGGGGTCAGAAGGCTTGTCGGGGAACCATGACAGCAAATCGCCCAATGCGGTTTCCAGTAAGTCTATCCGCCACTGCATTGCCGATTCGCGATCAGTGGACCAACCCTGCCGCTGAACCTCGCGCTCGCGTAGGTGGGCGTTCACATGGTCGACGAACGCCTCGACGACGCGGAGCAGGTAATTGTTCTGCATTTCGCCATCGAGCGGCGCGGGCGCTACGAACTTATCCACGCTCCATCTCCACCTTCCAACCCACATAGACCAGGTCGGCGAGCGCCTCCGACAGGCTGACGCCGCGGCTGCTCGCCCATTTCAGGATATCGGCGCTGACATCGGCATCGCGCGACTTCACCGCGACGGGCGAGGGCGTCGGGATCTCGCGCGGCCGTTCGCGCCAGTGCGGCGCCTCGTTGAGCGGGCGCGCCGTCCACAGCCCCGATTCGACAATCATGATCTGCCGGCTGCGCTGGTACCGGCGCACTTCGATCAGCCCGCGCTGTTCGAGCCGCTGCACCGCACCAACCGTGCTGCTGACGGCGGAATATCCCGACACCTCGACCAGGTCATCACAGGTCGGCGCCGGACGCCCGGCTTCAGCGGCCGAGACGATGGCGCCATAGATTTTACGATCCTTGATCGGCAGGTCGCAGATCAGCGCCGCCACTTCAGCTTTTTTCATCGACGACGCTTCCCGATAAATCCCATGAATTTGCAGCCGCGCGGCAGAACGGTGATAACTGCGCCATCGCCGCAGACGGCGCGGTGCCCGGTCGGCAGGATGACGGCGCCGCCGCCCAGCCTGTTGCAGGCATCGAACGCCGGTCCGCTGAGCGTCTCGACAACGACCCGCGCCGGGACTTTGGCAACACGTTCGCGGTAGCGCCGGATGCCGTGCAGCGTGACGACAATCGGAATGCGGGCATCATCCACCGACCGCTTCCTGTCGCGGCGCGGGCGTGGATGCCTCCGCCTGAAAGACGACGCGCCCGACGACGGACCCGCTCGCCGCCGCGACGGCCGCGCCGATCTGGATCGCAAGGTTATTCTCGACCCAGCCCGCGGCGAACGGCGACGCGCACACCACGGTCACCGCATCCTCGCCGAACAGGATCGCGGCGCCCTTGACCCAGCTGCTGTACGTCGTCGGCCCGAGCTCCTGTTCGAGCGCGGCATGCACCCGCGCGCTGCGCCCATCCTCACGGGACTTGGCGCGGACCGGGGCGGGCGGCAGGGCCGACGCCACCGCGGGGCGGGCGGCGGGCGGTGGCGCGAAACTGACGCCGCGCATTTTTGCATGCATTACACGGGGATGGTCGGTGTTGACCCACTTCCCGAGCGCCGCCGTCCAATCCGATTTACACCCGATTGCGCGGGTTTCCGCGAGCCAGTTCAGTTTGAACGCCTCGCAGACCGCCTCATATGCGCCGTCAGGCCATTGCGCGACGAGACGCGCCGCGACGGGCGGCAGGTCTTCCGGGGCAGGCGCTTCCCAATCTGGCGGCAGGCGATGGCCCGGCTTGCGCTCGCGTGCCTTTCGCTTCGGCGCCGGCCGCTCTTCCTTCCCATGCTGAGCGCCTTTTTCCTCGTGGGGCGGATCATCAGCGTCAGCTGATGATAGGGGAAAGGGTTCCAAGGAGGGTTTGGGTGTAGCTGCTACACCGGTCCCCGTGTCGGAGCGTGACCGGTCCGGCCGTTTCACCGGTGAAGAATTTACACCGGTGAAACGCGCCTTCCGCTCCCAGCATCCGACCAGCGGCAGCGACAGCAAGGCGTCGACGACGATCGCATAATCAACGGTGTGGCCATTGGCGCACGGCTTCGTCCCGACGGCGATCAGCAGCCCGTCGGCGATCAATCCTTGTATCGTGGTGATGACCGTCTTCTTGGTCAGGTCGAGTTCGTCGGCCATCGTCTGCTTCGACGCATAGATGCCGCCACCGCAGTCCGCCGCCTTGTCCGCGAGATAGGCCATCATCGCCAGGCGCGTGACGCTGCCGAGCTTGCGCTTATAGCATTCGGTGATGAGGTGGTTGCTCATGTGCCAACGAGATCCCGGAACAGGAGGGGCTCGACACTGCCGTCCTGATTGACGCGATCGAGCCACGCCGCCGCGCTCGGCTCATCGCCGGTCCACCCGTCGGGCCACGTCTCGGCCGCGATCAGTTCATGGATTCGCGCCTCTTCCTCGGCATTGATGATATCGACACGCGGCCGGCCGAGCCGATCGGCTTCGGAGTTTACCCGAGCCTGTATGTCGAGCATCACGCGAAGCGCATGGAGGCGTGCTTCGAAGGTGAGCGGGCCCATGCGCTGCGGATTTTTGGCGATCTTGCCGCTCTTGAGGATTTCGGCACCGGCCTTGCGAATGCGCTGCGCCGGTTCCCGGAGCCACCGGTGCAAGGATCGGATCTCGCGCAGCGGTGCGACATATGACCAATAAGGCATCGCGACGATGTTTTGCAGGGCAGTGTCGTCTTCAGCGAGCGAACAGCCGGTGCAGCCTGTCCGCGCGTTCTTTTCGACAGCGTCATCACCGCCATAGGCATCGGCGAGGATCGCCGTCGGCCACGCGCCAAAAGCGGCTTGCGTGGCATAGATTTTGAGCCAATCCCATACGACACAGACGCGCCAGTGCAGCAGCGGCGCAAGCGTCGCGATCCGGCCGCGAATGCCCTTCGCCTCCGGCAGAACCTTCTGATACCAGCCCTGTCCGCATTCCGCGCCATCCTTGCCGCACGACATGGCGATCCGGCCGTCGCGCACTGCACTCTCTCCCTGGCGGACGCCGGTGATCATCAGCACCGATCCGTCAATCCCGGCGAGGGCAGCCTCCAGAGCGGCCGTCATCGGGTCGACCTTGATCTGCCGCGTGCACCAGCGCAGCGTGTTATTGTTCGGGGGAGGTACGCCGCGGCCGAGGATGTAGACCCAGAAGCGCTTGTCGAGCGGCGCAATGACCTCCTGAAATTCAATCCATTCGCGCTCACGCAGTTTTTCAATGATCAGCCGCGCCGAAACCTCGATCGGCAACAACTCCTGGCGGGTCTGGGCATAGAAAACGTAGAGTTTTTTCGGCCGGGGTAGCTCGCCCGCTTCGATCAAGTGGATGATGAGCGTCAGCGCTGCGGTGCTGTCCTTGCCGCCAGACCATGCGAGAGCCACATGTTCATGGTCGCTCCAATAGGCGCGAAGGCTCGCGAGCGTGAGCTCGATTGCTTCCTCGTTGACCATGCGAGCGCCCTGCGCGAATAGATTGTCGACCGGCCGGTTCATCGCAGCGCCTCCGGCACTTCCCGGCCGATCTTCGCGCACTGTTCACGGCACTTGGCCCGCACAGCGAGCCGATGAGGAGATATATACCGGCCGCTCTCATCGCGCGGCTCAGGGTCGGCCGGCGTCGGCCTCACGCCGAGCAACAGCGCTATGCCGCGTGCAATGCGCTGCACGGTCAAATCGGAGAGCGGCCGATGCTTCATGCCGCAATTGCCTCCGGCTGCCAGTTGCACAGGTCGGGCTGATTGGCGGCCACCAGCGCCCGGGCGACGGGCGGGCAGACGCTGTTGCCGATCGCGCTGATCTGCTCGGCGATAGTCAGGCGCTTCTCGACCCATTTCCCGCGCAGGAATTTGCGCACGACAGGATCGAGGACATACGTGTCGGGAAAGCCCTGTGCCCGGGCCAGTTCGCGCGGCTTCAGCATCCGCAGGCCGATATCGACGATGACATAGGTCACCGCGTCGATGGTCACCGTCACGACGGCGAAGCGTGCTTTCGTGGTGACCGTGTCGATCGGTCGGTCGACGGGCTGGATCTGCGCCGTCTCGCCGTCGCCGTCGGTCCCATAGTATTTTACGAGGAAAGCAGCGACGTTGACCGCGCGTTCCATCATTTCGGGAGGCAGCGAGCCTTCTTCAATCAGCGTCGTTTCGACGACGCGCTGCTGCGAACCCTTTGTCGTCGCGGTCGACAACGGGCGGAGCGCGGAACGTCCCGCGCTGTTTAGATTGCGAGGCCCGCCATTCGCCTGCTCCATGTGAGCGACGACAACGCCGTGATGCGTCCCGCCAGCGCGGATAACGGGAATTTGACCCTCGATATCACCGCCGGCACCTCGCTTGTCGCTGCCGTAGTAGCGCGTCAGGAAAGCGCTGACTTGGGCTGATTTTCCACCGCCGCCAGCGGTTGTCGCTCCCAACGGCTGCGTAACAGGATCTGGCGTCGAGTTGCCAAACTGCCGGTCGATCAGGGGCGCCATCTCTGTTCCGACGGCTGCGAACTTGCCGCCCGTTGCGATGGTGCTGAAGGTATCGTTCAGCGGTTGGTCGCGCGGCCTTTCGCCAGGTCGTCGCTCGCCGTTCTGAAGCCGAGCCAAAGTGCCCGCAACCAGCCCCAGGGGCACAGCGCCGGCGGGCCGCTCAGGCTCTCCATTTGCGGTAACTGTCGGCATGGGGTTCGCAGCGTCAGAACCGACGGCGCCCCGCCGAAACTTTGTGATGTGGGGAGCAAGCCCGACATCGACCGCCGCCAGTTCGCCGCCGTTGGCCGTCGTGATGGTGCGAAGAGGATCAAGGCTGTCGTGCACCCGGACGTCGCCGGTGTGGGTTACCGGAACGATGAAGGGGCGTTGCCCGTTGCGCGCCGCGTCCACGACATAGCGCATGACGCCGTGGGCGATCCGGCGCTTCGTGGCGTCAACAAGCTCTTTGGCTCTGTCGAAAATGCTGGGGCACCGGATCGACCAGTCGATGCACTCGGCCGCGGTGCGATAAGGCAGCAGCTTGCCGGCCAAGACGCGCGGATCATTCGCCGGCGCGTGCGTCGGCTTCGGCCAGACGATCGGCTTCCCGTCGCGGCGAAAGATCATGTAGAGCCGCTTGCGGCTGGTCGGCGTGCCATATTTGCACGCAATCAGCAGGCGGTGCTGCACCCGATAGCCAAGGCGGCGGATGCTGCGCTTGAACTTCTTGAATTCGCGGCCCTTGTGATCCGGCAGCGGCACGCCGTTGCCGTCGAGCGGCGCGGCATATTCGAACTCTTCGACGTTTTCGAGGTAGCCGACGTCTGGCAACGTCTCTTCCAGCCAGTGGATCACTTCCCAGCAAAGCGCGCGGATCGACCGATCTTTGACCGGCCCGCCCTTCGCCTTGCTGTATTCCTTGCAGTCCGGCGAGAACCAGGCGCCAGCCACCGGGCGTCCGCGCGTCGCAGTGCGGGGTAGAAAGGGCGTGCGGATATCGGTGCAGTGATGCTCCGTATCGGGATGGTTCGCCTTATGGATCGCGATCGCAGTCGGGCTGTGGTTGATGGCGATATCGACGTCGCGGCCAAGAGCCTGGCCGATGCCCGTGCTGGCGCCGCCGCCGCCGGCGAAGCCGTCGATGAAGAGGGGGTGGAGCTTCAAGCGCGCCCTCCCGCCGAACAGGGTAGGCTGATAATCATCATCTCGCCTTTGTTGCACTCGCGGCAGAAGCCTGGGCCGCGGCAGGGAATGAGGTCCCCGCCATCGCGGACCAGGAAGATGTGATGCAGACGCTCGCCGAGCTCACGCCGCACATAATCGCGCTGAACCATGATCGAGATGTCGTCGAACTTCGTGCCGACAGTCGCCCCGGTCCACGGACCTAACCTTTCGGGCGCCAGAGATGCGCCCGCCGTCACGCCGCCTGCTCCATGTCGAGCAGGTCGAACAGCGACGGCACGCCGATCTCGCGCTCAGTCGCGCTGAGATAAGAGCAGCTGTCCCGGAAATAGTCGGGGTTGAGCTCGCTGCCCGCGCCGCGGCGCCCTTTCAGGATCGCGCGCATCGGGACCGTGCCGAGCCCGCAAAAGGGATCATAGACGAGGTCGCCCTTCATGCTGAACCGGTCGATCAGCCTGTCGACAATATCGAACTGGAGCGGGCAGACGTGCTTTTCCCGGTTCGCCGCCACCTGAAGCTGGTTGAGCGTCTTCATCCGGATGACATCGTCCCAGACATCGGGGTGATGGCTGCCCGGCGCGAGCGACATAAACGTGCGGGGCAGATGCCCCCGGCCGTCATTCTTGTCCCGTGCTTCGATCGTCTCGCCGATCGCGACATGCGCCGCGGCGTCATAGACCATGTCCCGGCTCTCGGTCGTGAAGGCCTTGACCAGCGGACCTACACCCATTTCGGCGAAACGCGGTGCATGATCGGCGAGTTCGGACGGCATAAGCGGCCGGTTGCCCGACGATCGCCAGAAGGCGTGCGCGTCGATCTGCCACTGCGCCAGGCTGTAATGGTTGGACGCGACCGTATCGACCGCCCCAAAGGCGCCGTTCAGCGCTTCCTCGAATTCCGGATCGTCAAATTCGAATCGACGGCCGTCCTTGAGCTTTACCGCCGTCACCTTGTTGACCCGATTATCGGCATAGCCGCGGCTGCGGTCGGTCTGCGGCTTGCGCATCAGCAGGATATATTCGGGGCTGCCGGCGCCCATCTTGGTGCCGTCCTTCAGCATCTCCGAATAGCTGAGGCGATAGGTCTGCTTGTTCTCGCGCACGACGTCGGTGATGACGGTGATCATGCCCATGAACTGGAAGCCATGCCGCTGATAATGGAACAGCGTCTTGGCGTGGAAGGGATTGACCGTCGGCACGCCCTCGCCGGTGACGGCGCCGAACAGGATCCGGTCCTTGACGTGAATGCAGGCGAGACGGCCGGGGCGGAGCGCGCGGAAGAGCTCCGGCGTTAGATAGTCCATCTGCGCAAAGAAATGCGCGTCGTCGTCGGTGTGGCCGAAATCATTATAGCTCGGCGTATATTCATAATGGTTGGAGAAGGGGATCGAGGTCACGATCAGGTCGAGACTGTCGTCCGCGAGCAGCCGCGCCTCCTCGACACAGTCGTTATGCGCCAGCGTCCAGCCTTCGCCCGACGCCTCGGCGCGCTCGACGCCAATGCTGCGGCTGGCGAGATCGGCCGCGGCGGCATGATTGAGGCCATAGCGCCGGATGATCGCGCTCATCTTTGCCGTGAGCTCTTCGTGCAGGGCCCATTTTTCGAGCAGGACGCGGCGGACCTCCTCTTCGGTTTCGGCATAGATGCAGTCGACGATGACGGGTTCGGTCTGCCCGAAGCGCTGGACGCGGAAGATCGCCTGAATGAAATCGTTGAACTTGTGTCCTATCCCTGCGAAAATCTCGCGGTGGCAGTGGCGCTGCAGATTGGTACCGGACCCGAGCATCACCGGCTTCGCGGCGAGGTCCTTGATCCGGCCGTCGCTGAAATCGCCGACAATCGTCTCGCGCGTGTCGAGGTCCTGCGACCCGTACACCGCCGCGATGCGGTCCCGGCCGGGCACGTCGAGCGCTTCGATCGCGCGCCGCTCATCCTCGAGGTCGTGCCAGATCAGGAAATGATCGGCCGGGTCGGCGGCCATGATCTCGGCGACTTTGGCGATGCGGGCGTCCAAGGTGCGCCGCTTTTCCCGGCTTGCCTCGACGACGCCCACGGCATTGTCGCGGATCAGGCGGCCCTGCCCGTTGGTGTCGGCGCCGGCGTCGCTGATGTCGGTCTCGACGCAATGCCAGCGCACCTCGATCGGCGGCAGGTCATAGCCCTCATCGCTGAAGCCCAGATCGCTCGGCGTCTGGACGAACACGCCCCATGTGTTGAGCCACAGGAAGAATTCGTCTTCCTTGTGGGGGTAGAGCTGGAGGTCGTTCGCCTTTTCGCTGTTGCGCTGGAAAAAGCGCGTCAGCGCCTGTCCCGTGTCCATGATGCCGAGGAACCCGGCATAATGGATCAATTCCTTGTAGCGGTTCGGCGAGGGCGTGGCGGTCGCGACGAAGCGATAGGGCACCGCCTCGAACAGGGGCAGGAACTCCTGAAACGTCTTGCTGCCGTAACTGCGCAGCACCGATGCTTCGTCCAGGCTGGCGACGGTGAACCGGCCGACGCTGATCTTCCCTTCGCGGACGCTCTCGTAATTGGTGATGAAGAGATGCGTCTCGGCGGGGTCCGCCGCGGCAATGATCGCATCGATCTCCGCATCGGTCCGCACGAAATGCAGTGTCAGCCCGAGCAGGGCCGCATCCTTCATGAATTCCATGCGGACGCCGAGCGGCGCCACGATCAGCCCGAGCGCGCCGCAGCCGACCTTGCGCAGGATGATCTGGAGGATCAGCAGCTGCATGATCGACTTGCCGAGCCCGAAGGCGGCAAAGATCGCGCGCCGGCCGCCCTCGACCGCCCAGCGCACGATATGGCGTTGATGGTCTTTCACCGGCCGGCCGTCGATCAGGTGCGTCGGCACCTCGTCGAGCGTGCACGGCAGGCCCGCGAGCGGGGCGGCCGGCATCTTCGCTTCGAGGAAGCTCTGATAATTCTCGGCGGTCACGTTACGCCGCCTTGTCGAAGTCGAAGCTCGGCTGCATGCCCAGCGACGTCTTGTAGACTTCGAGTACCGCTTCCATTTCCTTGCGATCGTGGACCGGGATTTTGCGCAGCCGCACGATCTGGCGCATGATCTTCGGGTCATAGCCCTGCGACTTCGCCTCGTTATAGGTGTCGCGGATATCGTCGCCGACGCCCTTCTTTTCCTCTTCGAGCCGCTCGATGCGCTCGATGAACAGGCGCAGTTGCTGGTCCGAAACCGTGGCTTCGCTCATGGTTCATGCTCCAATGTTCGCCCCCCTCGACGGGAGCATCGTGGGACCATCGCGGGGAAATGGGCCTGTCAGCGCAGGGCCGAACCGCTCCCCGCGATGGAATTGATGATCGGCCCGAGCTCAAAGGCATCGTGCGAAAGGCTGGCGAGCTTGACGTGCGACAGGTGCCCGTCCTGGAGCGCCTCCGCGCCGTTCGCTGCGAAGCGCGCGCAGGCCGCGACGGCATGCCGCACCGTGGTACCGAGCTCGACGCGCAGCGGCGCCGTGACGAAACCCATCCGGCGCGCTATGCGCTGGAACGCCGAGGGCGGCAGGGCCGAGAAGATGCGCATCGCGGTGTCGAGCGGCATCATCGGGCCATCGGCCTCGACGTAACTGCGCAGCCGGCGCTCCCATGTGTCGACATGGCCGTCGCCGTTCCACGTGGAATCAGCGAGCGCGGCCCAGCTGATCGCCCGGCCGTGGCCGACGAAGTGCCGAAGGATGTCGCGGACAAGGGCTTTTACAGCCTCGTTGGAAAATTCGGGCGTCATTTCCATTGGATGGGGCGCCGCCGCGCGGCATCTCATGGACCATGGAACGGGATGATAGCGATAAGCGGCACGGCGGGGCCGAGGGGTTGGGGGGAGGGAGCCCCGCCGTGCCTGCCCGGAGTGGCGGGGGGGCGAAACACTCCGGGGATTGGTTGCAGGGGCGGGATTCGAACCCGCGACCTCCGGGGTATGAACCCGGCACGCTACCGCTGCGCCACCCTGACAAAACTGTTGAAACATCAGGCCGCGACCTCCGCCTCGGGGAGGACGAGGTCAGCCTCGGTGAGAGCGCCGTTCGACCATGCCACGATCTTGAGCGCCAGCTTGAGGCTGGGCTGGCGCTGCCGATAGGCAAGCTTGTGGATCGTGTGATGGGACACGCTGAGCTCCGCCGCAGCTTCTGGCACGGTGAGCCCCCGGTCCCTGATGTGTTCGAGCAACGTCATGTGCCCAATATGCCCAATTTGGGCACGTCGTCAAACACAAAATGTGCCCAATCTGTCCTCTATACGAAAGGTGCCCACGTAGGGCACAAGAAGCGCATGGCGAACAACCGCATAGCTGAGCTCAGAAAAGCCAAGGGGATGACGCAGGAGCAGCTTGCGGATGCGATCGGCACGACGATCAACAACCTCGGCAAGCTGGAGCGCGGTGCGCGCCGCCTCAATCAGGATTGGATCGACAAGATTTCGGCGGCGCTCCAATGCGAGCCTCACGAACTGTTCACGTCGCCGAAGCCGCTAACAACCGAGCGCCGGGTCGAGAGCCCGCAGCGTGAATACCGTCCGCATCCCGACCAGCTGCCGACGCGAAGCGCCTGGCGCGACGCCGGGCCGGTGCAGCTGCGGCGCGTCAATCTAGAACTCGCCATGGGCAATGGCACCGTCCTTGAAGACTGGATCGAGGAAGAGCCCTACGACTTCGATGCGACCAAACTTCGCGAGATCACCTCGACGCCGGCGCATATGCTGCTCATCGGAAAGGGCATCGGCGACAGCATGGAGCCCACGATCGGCAGTCACGACGACGTGATGATCAATCTTGCCGAGAACGAGCTCAGCCGGTTCGATGGCATCTACGCTTTGACGATCGAGGGCGCGGGCGCCATCAAGCGCCTTGCGCCTGCTGGCGAAGGAATGGTGCAGGTGATATCGGACAACCGGAACCATCCCGATCCGGTCCGCAAATTTCCGCGCAGCGCGATCAAGATCATCGGCCGCGTGAACTGGTCAGCGAGGAGGCACTGATGTCCGACACCGTCTGGGGGATCATTTTTACCGCCTATATTCTTGCCGCATTGCCGATCATGGGCATGGGCAACGGCGCCGCGCAGCGCCCTCAAGGCCTGCCGGGATCATCTAACGTCGCGTCCTACGACGCGCGCGAGAAGCGCTTTCAAAAGATCATGGTGCTGTGGATCGCAGGTCTGGTTGCGCTCCTTGCCGCATGGGCATATTTATAGGGCGTGCCTGCCCAGATCACTCTGCCCATCGTCGGAACCCGGTTTCCGAACAAGGACCCAAAGGAACCGACGCGGCAATTCGCGCTCGAACTGTGCGAGCCAGGCGAAGAGGTCACGCTCCGCCTCGACCCGGCCAACAAGCATGACGAACATGCGATCGAGGTCCGCAATTCGCGCGATATGATGATGGGTTATATCCCGGCGAACCGGGCGGTCTACGTCGGGATGCAGATCCGGCGCAGTTCGGCCGCGGCGATCTTTCAGGGGCGCACCGAGCGCGGCGGGTTCATCCGAATCGCCTTCGACGGGGATAAGCCCGTCCTGCCCAAGGATCCGGCCGACCAAAGCACCGCCGACGACTTCCAGCCCGACCCGGAATATCCCGACGATTGGGGTGCGTAGGACATATATGCCCGCATAGGGCATTTTCGGCATTGACACATGCCCAATTAGGGCACATTAAATCCGGGACTGGGCACATCAGGTGCCCGGCACCGGAGGTCGAACAATGCAGCCTGCCCACGAGCAGCCGGACACCGCTCAGACGGTCGTCGATATCAGGCTCGCGCATTTCGCTATTGCCTTTACCTTTCTGACCATCGGTGTGCCGCTGATCTTGGCGATGTTGCGGTGACCGGCCCTTCCGTCTTCGAGGGCTTTGCCCCGGCCCGGCTGCGCACCAGCGCCGCCTGCCTCGCAGACGCCGAGGCGGCGCTTGAAGCTGAGTGGCGCCGCGAGCAGAATGCCGAACAGGATCCGCTCGGCGAACGCCCGCTCGATCTCAAGCTGCTTGTCGGCATGGAGGTCGCGGCCGTCGAACCGCATCGCGATGGCTGGCGGATGCGCTTCGGCTGCGGGACCGTGATCCATTTCAACCGCGGCGCGACATTCGACGTGGCCGGCCATTCGGTGATCGAGCCATGATCGATCCGAACAACCGGCTCTACGCCCTCGATCTGCTCCATCGCGCCGGCACCGCCTACGACGCGCGCGACATCAGCGTGATCGCCTCGATCCTGCCGGTCATCGAGGCCGATGTGATCGCCGAGATCGAGCGTCCGATCGGCGAGGGCATCAGCGCGGCGCAAGCCGTGTGCGCTGCACGCATCGGCACCGGCTGCCACCGCCCCAACTCCGAACCCCCGGCCTCTCCGACCACGCCGGGTCAACCTGCCGCCGCCCCCGCAACAGTTCACGCGGCGGGCGGCGGCCATTTTGGAGATTGATGGATGACGGCCGAGCGCGATGCAGAAACGATGGCGACCGTCGAGGACGCCCAGATGCTGCTGCTGATGGAACTCTGTGACGAATTCCGGCAGGCGGTCTTTGCGCGTCTCGACCCGGCCGAGCCGCGCGAAACCATCGCGATTGCCATGACCGCGGGCATCATGTTCGCCGGCATGCAGGCCGGTCACCTCATTGCGATGGGCGACTATGTCGAATCGCCCGAACTCAATCAGCAGATGTCGCAGATGCTGGAGACGAACTTCCCGCTCGGCATCAATTTCGGAAAGCTCCGCGCCGCCCGCCAATTGGCCGCGCTCGAAGCGAGCATGAACTGATGCCTTTCTTCACCAAAAAGCCCGTCCGCATCGAAGCCGTGCAGTTCCTGCGCATCATGCCGGCGAGCGGCAACCCCTTCTTCGCCGAGGATGACAGCCTGGACGCATCGTGGCCGACCTGGCTGGTCGAAGCGCTGTGCAAGCAGTCGTGGCAGGAAGGCGCGATGTGGGTCAACACCTTCAATTCGCTCCACATCCGCACCCTCGAAGGCATCATGCTCGTGAGTCCGAACGACTGGGTCATCTGCGGCGTCAAGGGCGAACTCTACCCGTGCAAGCCTGACATTTTCGCCGTGACCTATGACGCGATCGCCGAGGAACCGGCATCATGAAGGGTGCCGACCAGTGCCCGAAATGCGCGAGCCGCGCGACCATCGACGTCGACGCGCCCAGCCCGAAGGGCTTCTATTCGCGCGATGTCCGCGTGTGTCGGAATTGCCAGACCATATGGGAGCCGTTCAACCCGGCCGACATGTTCGACCCGGCCGACCGGCTCGCGAGCTTCAGCGAGCCGTGCAACAATTGCGCCTTCCGCACCGGTTCGCCCGAGCAGAAGGATAAGGAAGAGTGGAAGAAGACGATCGCCGCGCTGAAGGCGGGCGGCCAATTCTTCTGCCACAAGGGTGTTCCGATCGACATCAAGAACGCGAATGGCTTCGCCTATCCCGAGGATGGCAAGAACCCGCGCAAGATGCGCCTTTGCCGCGGGTACCTAAATATGTGGGCCGCCCAGATCTCCAAGGAGATGGCGGCGGAGGGGCTTTCGTGACCGACCGCGCCGACCAGAAGCTGCGCGAGGCCGAGGACTTGCGCGCCCGCCTGATCAGCGAAGGCCGCCACCGCGACGCGGAGATTATCCGCAGCCTCGCCGCGACCTATCGCGCCAGCCGACAGGCCAACGCGCTCCTGCAAGCCGACAACCAGGCGCTCAAAGATGGCAAGCCCGACGGCGGCACGATCGACATGGACTATCCGGCGCGGGCCCGCGCCAAGATCGCCGAGATCCATGCAGCGCTTCCGGCCGACGCGACGTTCAGCATGCGCGTCAGCGCGCTCAAGCGCGGCTATCCTTTCGGCGAGCGGCGTTTCTGGCCCTATCAGGCTTGGCTACAGGAGCGCGCCAAATATCTGCGCCAGTATGACCCCGAAACCCCTCTCGGGCCCCTGCTCGAAGGCGTCAGCTTTCCTTATCAGGAGAGGGCAGCATGACCGAATTCGTCGAGGCAATCTGTTGTTGGAAAGAGTGCCGCATTTCGTTTGGGATCGAGGCTGCTCGTCATGCCCAACTCAAACGCAACGGCGACCAATTCTTCTGTACGAACGGCCATAATCAATATTATCCGCGGGGCAAGTCGACTGAGCAGAAGCTCCGCGAGGAACTGGAAGCACAGCGACAGCGCGCCGAGCGCGCGGAGCAGCGGGTTGCCGAGGTGCAGGATAGGGCATCGCATCACAAGGCGAGCGCCTCCGCCTACAAAGGCCAGGTTACCAAAATCAAGAAGCGCGTCGGCGCGGGCATCTGCCCGTGCTGCAATCGCCACTTCGCCAACCTGTCGCGCCACATGGCCGGGCAGCATCCCGAATTCGCCGAAATTAAAGAGGAGGCCACCGGTGCTCACCAGTGAAACCGCATATCGCATCGCCGTCGCGTATAAGGAAATCGAAAGCGGTGAGCAGCTGCTCACCGACGTCAAGGCCGCAATGGAGAAGGTTGCCGCCGTCGACATTCGGGATGCATTCGGGCGCCCGGTTCGGCGTATCGAAATGGGGATCCCCTCCGGCGACAATAGCCGCCGCCTGCTACACGTAGAATATGATCTCGCTGTTCCCGTGATCGAGGCGCACATCGCGCAGATGCGCGCACGGCTGAAAGCGCTGAATGAGATCGCGCGCGCCGAGGTCGGCGGCGGGGAGGCGGGAGAGTGACCGGCCGCCCGACCCGCGAGGACCTGCAGCATCAGGTCGACACCTTCAACGCCCGGTACCCGATTGGCCAGCGCGTCACCCTGCGCAAAGACGACGGTACCGATGTCGACACCCGGACGCGCGCCCGCGCCGCCATCCTGTCGGGCCACTCGGCCGTGATCTGGCTGGAGGGCGTGAGGGGCTGCTATCTGCTCGACCGGGTCACGCCTATCAAGAGCGACGAGGTGGCAGCATGACCATCCCGCTGCTGTCGACATTGCGCGAGCCGCCGGTGCCCGGACGTTACTACATCGTGCCGGTCATCGACTTCATCTATTGCAACCGCGAAGGGCAATGGCCGACGCTCGGGCCACTGCACCACGATCGCGGTGAGATCGGTTTTGAGCCGCTTCACTTTCATGTCGACCTGCGCTTCCTCACCGCGCGGCAGGCGAAGCAAGTCAGCAACTGTTATTGGCCGGGGAGCGCTGAGGCGGCCGTTACCGCCGCCCCGCTGAACTACCGCGGGCGAGAAGTTCCTCTGAAGCCATATCTCGCGAAGCGCCGCTGTCGCGTAGATGGTTGGAATTATTCGCCACCTACCCGACCGCGCTGGCTGGACGCCTTTGATCGACGCTTCGGTGAAGTCGCGGAACCGCGGCGTTTGGCGGACGGTCGTTTGCTTTGTCCGCATCGCAAAGTCGATCTTTCGTCATTCCGGCCCGACGCGGATGGCATTGTGACCTGCCCGCTTCATGGGCTGCGGGTCCGTTGCGGAGGCTCGATCAATGACTGACCAGCTAAAGCCGACACAGGCTGATCGTGACGCGGCGGCGGATAGCTATGTCGCCGACTATCCGAAGCGTGAAGATACCAATTTCACGCTTCGGATTCGTGCTGGCAAGTGCGATCGTGCCAGCCGCGTCCAAGCCTTCACCCGCCACCGCCTCTCCCATTCAGGCAATGCCGAGCGGGAGAGTGGGGAGGAGTATTGCCCCAGTTGCCTATGCGATTTGTGCCAGCGGCGAAATCAGGATGTGAGTATCAAGGCGACGCTCGCCGAAGACAGCGACGCGCGGTGCTGGTCCTGCTCTTGCGGTTGGATCGGCTGCTACACCAACGCCGATTTAGCCGAGTATGGCGAGCCGTCCGAGTGCCAGAGTTGCTACCGAGAACGCCTCTCCGAATGCGATCCTGCCCGCGCCTCTCTCTCTGCATCCGGTGCAGCTATCGAGCAAGTGGCTCCATCTCACAAACTGGGCGATGTCGAACGTGTCGCGCGGGCTCTTTGGGTGCACGAGAAAGGCGCATATGTCAGAGACCCCGGCGCGGTTTGGGACGATCCGGCAAGCGTCGAACACCCGCTCTACTGGACGCAACAGATGGCCGACAATCACCCGGCCTATCGGGAGAAAGCTCTTGTCGCTCTCGCCGCCCTCACCGACCAGTCACAGACTGACCGGCTGCGGGAGGCGGTCGTCAATGCCCTGAAAATCCTTGAACGCAACCTGCATCGCCAGACTGAAAAGTGCGACGACGCGGTGAATATTCTCCGCGCCGCCCTCTCGGAGACCCGGCCATGAAGGCGCTCATGGAGGATCGGTCGGCACGCGCGGAGGTCCGCAACCCTGTTCTAGCGCTGCCCGCGATGCATCGCCTGGCCGAACTGTCGGAGGAAGAGAGCGGCGCGGTTATCGCCGTGATGCTCGACCTGAAAGCCGACGCAGCCGAGCGCGCACAGGAATGCTGGCGGCGGCATAAAGGGCCGATGGCAGCCTATTGGAAGGCCGTTAGCGTCTACGCCGGCCATACAGCAAAAGCACTCCGCCGCCTGTCCGCCCTCCGCGCTCAATCAACCGGGGAGAATGATCGTGGGTGAGATGAAGCGCAGCACTGCGCAATTTTTCTTCGAGATGGGATTCGGAGCCTGTTACGCCGAGGCGATTATCCGCAACAGTAACAAGATTCCATTTGCGCTGTCAGACGCGGAAATCGAACGCCAGTGGGCTATCTCGCAAGAGGCATATGACGACCCTGCCGAGTTGGATGAGATGCTGGCGAAAGTGTCTGCCGCCGACTCCGATGTTATCGGAAAGCTGGTGGAGGCGCTTAGCGAAGCGGGAACCGTGCTGCGCCTCGTTGAAAAGCCGAGTGAGCCCGATCCTGATTACCACGACCGCATCGCAGAGCTTGGAGATGAGATCGGATATGGCGCTCTCATGTCGGGCGCTCAGGCGGCGTGGAGGGAAGCGCTGGTGGAGTATGGAGCGGTCGGCGGCGAATTTGTCGCCGGGCCTTGCCAAGCAACAGTTACCCGGGCGCTCGGAGTAATCCGCGCCGCCCTCGCGGAGACCCAGCCATGAAGGCGCTCATAGAACGGGTGGAGGGGGAGATCACCCCCTTTGTCGAAAGCCAATGCGCTGTCGGCGGCAGCTACTGCGAGGCGTGGCACGACTGGTTCTGGGCCTCCGCCGATGCCGATCCGGCTTGCAATGACGAAGATCGCGATCCGAAACCGCTGACTGATTTCCCGTTCGAGGTCGGCAAATGCTTCGATGTCGCCCGTTGCCGCCTCCGCGCCGCCGCCCTCCGCGCTCAATCAACCGGGGAGAATGATCGTGTCGAAGACTGACTATGTGCGGTCGGAAGCCCGACGGAACACGACGTTCGATCATCATTGCCACTGGCCTGGCTGCGACAAGAGCGTCCCGCCCGCGATGTGGGGATGCAAGCGGCATTGGTTCAAACTGCCGCTTCGCCTCCGCAACAAGATTTGGGCGACCTATCGACCGGGGCAGGAGATCACGAAAGACCCCAGCGCCGAATATCTCGCCGTCGCCCGCGAGGTCCAAGACTGGATCGGGGAGAATGATCGTGGGTGAGATGAAACCGGACCTCTCCGGCATCCTTGGCGAATGCGCCGACTTGATCCAGCATATCCTTTACACCCCCGGCTATGGCGACGATGTCAATTCGCGCGAGGAAGCACAGGATCATATTGAGCGAGCCCGCGCGGCCATCGCCGCATGGAACCGGCGCCCCGCCGACGAGCAGCTATGGTCGCGCGCCGTGCGCGGGATCAAGGCCGCGCTCGCCGGCGACATCGACGTGCTCGACATGGCCGAGGTCAACCGCGTGATGGGATGGGATTGATGACGCCCGGCGACCTTTTCGACCTCTGTATGGATGCGATCGACCGCTTCAACCGCGGCGAGGTGTCCGCCGCCGAACCTTTCATCATGCTCACCTTGCCGCGGAAAGTGCCGCTCCGCGGCGACCGCATCCGCCTCTTTGGAAAATCTGGCCCCTTTGGCCGCGTAGCAACCGGAAAACCTCGCGATGACGGATTGTGGAATATCGTCGCCTATTTCCCAGCCGTGGCAGTCGTTAAGGCGCTAAGCGACATGATGGGCGTCAAGGTCGCGATCCAGCGGGGGCGCCCGCCCGATGGGTAAGCACGCAACCATCGCTGCAATAACACCCCGCCTGGTCGACGAGGAGACGGCTGCGGCCTATGTCGGCCGTGGCCGGACCAAATTCCGCGAAGACGTCGGCAAGCGCCTCCTGCCCTCGCACAGCGACACGAACGGCAATGTGAAGCTGTGGGACATCCGGCTGCTCGACGCCTATATTGACGGCCGCAGCGGTTTCGGTGACACCTCGAACGGATGGGACGCTTGA